CTGTCGACCTGACTGGTTGGTTCAGGTATTGGTAGCTGAATGCCACGCGATCATCTGCCTGGAGCTTCAACAGGTATTTCGCTGACCACATGTCAGGCCAATAAGACTTGGGCCTGCCGTCATCGTCGTAGTGCAGCGCTGACTGAGTGATGCACTTCCAACCCTTCTTCTCGGTGAAGATCGTGGCGAACAGATCATCGAAGTGGAACCGGGTTCCCAGCGCAATGGCGCGAGCCCCCTGGAACATGGTTGGCACGATGACGTTCGTCCAGTTCGTCTCCATCTCCCGGCGAATATCCGGGTTGGCAATGCTTGCTGCACTCTTGATGGCGTCATCCACCACGATCAAACTGGATCGCTTTGAGGTGATCGTTCCTTTCAGTCCAGCGCAGGCCACGGTGAATGCGTCCTCGCCTCGGACATCGACTTCAGCAAAGTCCCAGTCAATGCTCCACAGTTCATCCGAGGTACGCATCTTGGAAAGGCGCACACAGGGAAAAATCTCCTGATACTCCTTGGAGCAGATCAGATTCTTGATCGCTGCGCTTTTGTTCCGTGCAACGTCGACGTTGTATGAAACATAGAGAATCCGAAGCAGCTTCTTTTCAAGAGCATGCCTACCAATCAGCCAGCCAAGCAGTAATCCCAGCACAGTGGACTTGGCTGAGCCTCGCGGACTGAGCAGACAGGTGTTCGGTCCTGCAATGTCGAGCAAGTGTTCGTTGCTCTGCCCAGTCAGAAATACTTTGTGCCATTCCCTCATGTGACGGGCTGGCTTCTTGCCCATCAGCTCGCAGAAGTAACCGAAGTTCTTTCGTGCCTTAATGACGTGATCAGGCAGCTCGACCTCTACCTGTTTTTTAACGATGGCCTTTGCTGCGTTCTTGGCAGACCGCAACTTTGCCTGAGAGATCGAGCTTCCTGCCATATCGCGAATCTATCCAGTTTTAATAGGCGGCCCCCTAGGGCTAAGTCGTTTTTAGTTGTCGGAAAATTTTCGCCCTATTACTTCTCTTCGCAGAGATCAGCCCAGATGGATTCAAACGCCAACTCCAAAGCAGGCATGACTTCCTCTGAGGTTTTGAAGATCATGCGCAAGTCACGCATCACCTTGTCAGCGCCAGACATCACCAGCCCCCTGCGATCAAGGCTTTTGGTCAGCTTGTCGACGTCCATGACATGACCACGCAGCTCTTTCGACAGGTGAGCAATACGAGTCGCCGCTGCATCAGCTTTGATCAGATCTGCCTGGACTTGCTGCCGTAGATAGTCGATATCTCCTTCGAGCTTGACGATCTCAGCGAGCATGATTTCTCGCCGATTTAATTTCGGGAAGGTGCTCTGAATCCATTTCTCCAGCGCCGGGAATGTGCCCTGGTAGCCGAGGACGCAGGCATAGAGCCAGACCTCGTAGACCGAGTAGGTGTTTTCGGCGTAGGCCAAAAAGCCCTCGCGATGAGCGTTGTCGAGCGCAGCCAGGAAATCCTGAATCTGGCCCTCAGCGGGTTTTGCCATTAACCGAAGAAGCGAGCGCCGAGCGAGCGGATTGCTCCACGGGCGTCAGCTCGCATGCCACGCTCTTCCTGGTAGCGCTTGCCAATGTTGAGCCTTTCTTGCTCACCAGCGGTGCGGATTCCCTTGCGATCCTCGGTGCCCTTCACTCTCAGGTTCATGCGGGTTTGATCGCCCTGTGCGCCAATGTTGAGGCGATCCTGAACACCCTGTGCGCCAATGTTCTGACGCTGCTGTGCGCCAGTTTCTCTGATGCCAAGGACCTGCTGCTGTCCCTGAGCAGCGATGAGGTCTTTCGCGATACGACCCTCGATGCCCATGAGCTGGGCCTGGTTGGCTGTTCTGGTTCCTTCCAGCTGCGTCTGAATGTTCCCCAGAGTGCTGGCCATTGCCTGGTTGTACAACAGCTCCGAACCCATGTTCGCACGGGTCGTGTAGCTGTCGATCATCGACCCCGCGATGAGTCCACCAATCGCTTCGTTGTCTTTCCACTTATTAGCGGCCTGGCTGAGACCGCTCATCCCTGAGGTGTATAAATCACCCGCAAGGGTGGCCGGTGTCCATGCTGCGCTACTCATAGTTTTAACTGAAGAGAATTGCTGCTCCGAGCGCAAGGCTCCTGGCTAGGTCCATGACCTGGCCTCTGCCGACTAGGTCCAGCCCTCGACCCTGAAGGGACCGCGCTGCTGCTTCATCTTTGGCGCGATTGTCAATCAGCTTGTTGAAATTACCGCTGTCTTGCATTCGCCTGGCTGCCGATTCCTTCAGGAAAGGGTCTGACAGTCTCAGTGAATTGTCGACGTATTCGCTTTCAGACCGTGAGCGAGAGCGATCGCGAATGTCTTGTTTTTGGCTGAAATCTTCTACTCCCCTCTGCTGGAGGCTGTTGTTTAATTGGTCGATCAGAGGGAGTGTCTTTTTGGCACCCTCGATCTCAATGTCCTGATTTATTCTCCGCTCCTCAGGCGTGGTCTGAGACCTTGATTTGGCATCGTCAGCCATTTTCTGGATCTGCGCCATCGACTGAGCGAAGCGCTCTTGCTGCTCCTTTTCGTCTTTCCCGCCCAGGACGTAATCACTAAAAAACTGAGAAAATTCGTTCATTTTGTCTCCCCTAAGAACTTCTTGTACTGCTCCTGGAAAAATGTGTTCAGCGCTGCCGCATTTGCAGGGCTTGGAGCGACTGTGGCTGACTCAAGTTTAGCTGGTTGCTGCACCTGAACCTGGCTTCCTGGCAGGGTTACTTGCCCTGAGCTGCTTGGCCCCCTACCGGCGTTGAGGGTCTTCTGGGCTTCCTTGTACATGACATCAGGAACCAGCAACGATTGACTGTCCTGCCTGGATTTATTGGCAATCTGGAAGTTCTGCTGATCGATCATCTCGTCCCGAGGATCTCGGCCCTTGGAACCAAAGTCAGGGAGCCTCATCCCGCCGCCAGCCAGCAGGCTCAGCAGTGCTGCCGTCTTATTTGTCTTCTTATTTGCCTCCCTGTTTTTATCGTCGCGCTCTGCGTAATAGTCCAGCAGCATTTGATCGCGAGTTGTAGCACCCAGCTCATTCAAAGCCTGCTTGGCTATTGATGATTTCATCGCAAAATCTGCCATTAAAGCTTGCTGCAGTCCTGTTGTTGCAGCGGTGCTTTTGACATTGCGGAAATCCACATTGTCCATGAAGTCCATGGTTCCGCTGAAGTTTGGACTTGCAGCGGCAGATCGGTAAAGAGCGTATGCCATCAGTACAGAGTCTGTTGATTCATCAGAAGCTGGTTGGCGAAGTTCTGCTGGCCAAGCAGCGTTGCAGCATCCAGAGTGTTGCCGAAGTTGTAATCGCGTTGATTAATCATGTTCTGGCGCGCCATATTGATGGCACGGGCATCAGCCATCTCTGCAAACTTCTCCTGCAACGGAAGCACCTGACTCAACCGTTCCATCGCTAATTGTGTTTTTAACCTCTCGTCTTTGGCGTAATTCTTTCTTGCCCTATCCCCTTCAGTGCCAGTAATCGCGTTATAAATACCTTCACCGATATTTGCGCCTGCGTCACCCACACCTCTTTGCACACCCACCAGGGATGCAAGTGCAGGAAGAGCGACTGTGCCGACACCAGGAGCGATGACAGTGCCAAGGGCTGCCAATCCACCAGTTGTCGCCAGGTCCGCGAGGAAACGTCCGGTTGCCTGCGAGGCGTCGGTGCCTAATCCTTCTCCATCGAATTCGCCCGCCGCGCCCAATGCAGATGCCAGTAGAGCCGCGCCTGCTAGAGGCACCTTGGATCTGCCAGCCAGAGCAGCTGCCCTATTCAGAACGCCTGGGCTTCCTGCTTTGCCTGTCCTAACGGCTTGACCCATCTGCTTCCGATCGAAGCCACCTATCGAGGCCATTAATGCTTCGAGCATGCCTGGATCATCGGCAGCGGCTTTTCTCGTGAAGACATTGCCAGTGGGCTTAACTGATTGAATGTTTCTCACTGACTACAAAAAGACCTTTGGTTTTATTCTAAGAGTTCAAATATTCAAAAACCTAAGCCTTTAATGATGCCGCCAACAGCTGGTCCAACACCCGGAATAAACGAAGCAGCCGTGCCCAGAATTCCGCTGAATAAACCTCCGCTGCCTGACTTTTTCTTGGGCTGACTCTTCCTTGCCATTCTCTCGTACATCTCTGCTCTTTCTCTTGCAGCTTTGCGGCTGGCGATTGCTCCTAGCGCGCCTGTAGCAGCTCCAATTTCGGCGGCTTGCTGCGCTCCCATTGACCCAAGAATCGAGTCTCTTGCGCTTGTGCTCATCGAAAAGTCATTGCTGCCAAAATTCATTGGCTTTCCAATACTGGCTCCATAGCTTCGAGCCGCGCCAAACATATCCTCAGTTGGCGACGTAAAAGAACTTTCCTGGAAAAAGCCTCCTCCGTTACGCTCTTTCCTGCCAAGGCCGCTAGAGGCGTAGAAGTAATCAAGCGGATCCATCCTGTATGGCATTGGTCTAACTAAAGAATGTGAATGAACCTGGGTTAAACGAATATCCGGGCATATCAATTCTCGTATCGATTCCCTTAGGCGCCTGGGCAAAGCTGCCGTAATCGATGTCTCCGCCTCCGCCTCCGAACATGCCTCCGAGGCCGCCCAACACCTCAAGGCCTAGACCCAAGAAATCAGGCCCTGATTTCTTTTGACCACCCTGGCGAGCTTTCAGCCCTGCTTTTTCCATCTCTAAATTTGCTCGCGCATTTTCGAGATAAGTTCTGCCCCGTAAATAGGCTTCGCCCAGTTTTGAGTCAGCTCGATAATTAGCAGCCGAAAGCCCACCAAGCAGATTTTGTCCTTGTGTCGTTCCGAATGGCATTTCTTACGACTCTTCTTCAGTTGCTGGAACGCGCCCTTTCAGTGCCCGTCTTAGCGATTCTAAAACGTATCCAGACAACGCAGCTCCACCTGTATAAGCGCTGGTGTTGGCAATGATTGATTTGGCAACGGTGTTTTCATTGTTGGACATCATGTCCCGCAAAAGTTTTTCCTCCCTTGCCAGATCTGCATCTGAGATGACTGAGTCGACATTGTCTCTGCGGTCAGCAACCATTGCTTCGATCGCTTGGCGCTGATCGAATTCATCCTTGTAGCTTCCAGATTTTTGTTCCTTATTCAACTTTTTCGACGCGACCTTGGTCATGCCACGCTTCACTCCACGCCGAGCGCCAACAACGGCTGCAGCCATTGGCAGGAGACCGGTTGCCAGGGGGATGCTCTTACCCATGAACGTGACCTCTGGCCCTTGAGGCCCTTCGACCGTCGCCTTCAGTGGTGACTTGCCGGAGAACAGGTAATTCTTGTAGGCGTTGTATTCCTGTTGGCTCACGTCAGGTCGTTCCTTGCGGAACTCCTCGTAAGGGAGCAATGCCCCAGATCGTCCCAGGAAGTACCGGCTTGCAAGTTCCCCTGCTGGATTCGAGGTTTGCGTCGGATCGTCTTCGCTGGGCAGCACTGCTTTATACCCAGGCTGTCGCATGAAGTTTCCAACGCCCATCGACGCCGCAATCCAGGCAGGCGCCGCTGCTGCCATGCGCAGGTTTCTATTTCTGATAACCGGCGTCTGCTGCCCCATGAATTTGCCCTGGCCCAGCCCATCTGGTGCTTCTAACTGCTGCCTTCGCGTTGCCTGGTTGATCCCCTGGAACATTGCCACCTGGGCGATGGCTTGAGGCGCATTCAGGAACCACCAGATATTGCGCATGCCGTCGCTGGCTAAATCCGCTGCGACAACACCTGCTGCTTGAGCCGCTTTTGCTCGGTAATTACCTGCGCCTGCTGGAGCTTCAACTCCATCAGGTCCTATTGGAATTTTGCCGACTTCAACGGATCTCTCTCGCAGCTCTGGGTTTTGAGCACGCTCCGCAGAAAACTCAGCCAACGCCTCGGCTGGATAGCCGCCTAAGCCAACACCCTCGACTTTCTGCCTGTATCTCTCGGGCACGAGATCGGCGATGAGCTTGCCTAGCCGCGTATCCCCGGCCTTTTCCGGGAGAATTTGCCTGGTTGCGGCAGCAATCGGCGATGCCGCGAACATCTGTGCAACTGGAGGCCTATCGGCCTGATAATTATATTGTCGCTGCTTAAAGTCTTCGTAGCTCTTGCCAGATGCCTTGAAGGCTTGCGTGAATATTCTTCCTAGCTCTTCGAGAGTCGGATTGTCGGGTAGCTGAGCCATTACAGAATCTTTCCTCCGAAGGCTCCTGCGCCGAGCAGTAGCGAAATCAACTCTTGCTGTGCCTGCGCTTCAGACATCTCTTGGGTGGCTTGGACTTGAGCTGCCTCTTGGGCCTGGGCTTGCTTGTACTGGTCTTCAGTGATCCGATTCAGAGCACCCTCAAAGACTGGGCGGGGCGCAAACATGTTCACCGGTGCGCCGACGAGCAAGTCGCCCATCGTTGCTGCCATGCCAGCGCCTTGAGGGCCAAGCCTCTTGCCTGCCATCCGAGCAGCGCCACCACCCAATGCTTGACCAAGGACTGAAGCGGCTAGTCCGATCCCAAGATCCTCCGCTGCCACTCCAGCCCGTTCACCAGCGGTTGCTCCTTCAGGAAGCATTGTTGCGCTCAGGCCTGAATACAACACGTCAGGCGCATAACGAGCAGCGAGCTGGACTTTGTCCAGACCGCCTGCCGCTGTGCGAGGAATCAGAATTCCTTTCAAGGCCTTTAGTGCTGGGCCTGCAAAACGAAGCGCTTGTCCTGCCATTTTTAAGCGTTCATGGGTGGTTGTTCGCCTTCAGGTGGCGGGCCTCCTGGGACACCCAACCC